CGAATTTTATTTTTTTTAAACTCTGGAGATAAAAACATATAAGCTTCCCCGACCCCGTTCCAATGTGGCATAACTCCGCATATCCCAATTATTCTTTTGTCTTGGTACCAGGAAAAAGTACAACCAACGTGCTTAAGACACTGTACTAGGTCTTTCCAAGTTTTACCATAATTCTCTATCATTTTTTGTTCAGGGCCATCTAATTCTATATTATTAAAGTGCCAATCTTCAAAAGGTACAACAATCATGAATAAGTACTCATCTGTATCATTATAGCGGATATTGTACAAGCTTGCGCTGTATCCGATTTAACGTATAATTTATTTTCTGTAGTATAAGTAGCAGGCATTAAAAATGTATAATCTCCTGTTTTTGGCTCAGTTGCTGACATAGTACTAGTTGTGGTTCTAAATGGAACTACGTCTACGCTAGAAGAAGCTGGACCTGCTTTTAATCCTACTGTTTCAAATAATCTAAATATAACTTTATCTATTCTGCCTCTTTTACCTTGAGTTGTACCATACTGACTTTTTGGCTCTACGTTTACAGATTCTAACTCAGCAGTAAAAGGTAATCCTACATGACATTTAGTAGTAGCATTAGTTAATGTTATAGCTCCTGATGATACTGTTTTATTTGCTTCCACAGCACCATTATTTAATACAGCTACTGTTTGACCTTCTAAATGATTTAATCCAGTCAACGTTGAAGTAGAACTACCAGAATAAGTTAATCCAGAATCTACAAAAAATTGATCATCTTTAGTAAGACCATCATCAACTCTATAGTCTTCCTCTAAAAATTCTACATATTGGGTTGTTGCACTATTAATTGTTCTTTCTATAATTAAGTATAACGTATCAAAAGCGTCATCAACTCCTGGTATTACAGCAATACTCTTAACTTTAGCATTTGTGCCTGCAATTGTATGTCTATGCCAAGCAGTTACATCTTGATCTCTATAATAAGTAAAGCCTAATAATACACCATCACCTCTTCTTACCCATAATATATTATTAGGATAATTAGCAAAAGAACACTCTTCAAATCCTCCAAATCCTACATGCTCTGATAACACGGTCATATCAGGTGTAGTAAATGAATCATAATCAATATTATATGCAAATTCTCTTAAACGTTTTTTATTTTTACCTATAAATAATACTGATTTAGAAGCAGGAGATACTTTTTTATCAGCAGCACCGTCATTTGTTTCATTAGTAACCTGTACAGTTGTAGGTGTTATTCCCTGTGTAGCAGACCCGGATGACATATTAAATGCACCATTTTTAGTAAATATATGTAAAAATTTTCCACCATACATACCTGTTATTTGATTTACTTGATCAGATACAAGAGTAAATGATAAGCCATTATCATCATTAACAGATCCATCAACACTTGTTGGAGAAAATTTATCAAAGTCAGCTGACATCGATCCAAATACTGTACTTGGTTGTTGAGTTGTTCCAGCATAAAATAATCGTTCTTCAAAGAAAGTAATTTTTGTAGGAAAGTTACCAGTATAAAAAGTACCTAGTCTCCAATCTGTAACGGCTCCTGTTCCTCCGTAGTTTCTATCTGCGTTTACAGCAACTGTAACACTAGTAGCACTACCAAAAGCAGTTATTATGCCAAATCCCCATGTACTAGAATGTTTTATTCTAACTGATCTTCCTACGTCATTTGCAACAAATACACTTGATGAAGCAGTAACCGTAACAGAGCCTGATGTGCCAGAAGGAGTTAAAGTAGTAGAAGATGTGTTTGCTGCGTCATAAGGACCATCAAAAAAATCTACATCTGAAATAGACCATGATGTATGACCAGTTCTAGATAGCTTTCTAGGCTTATGATTATCGTGTACTAAATATAATACATCAGCAGATTGTACATATTCTATTTCTGATATTTGTGCTGCGGTATAAGTTGTAGATATTTCATATACACTACCACCTGATGTTATTTGACCCTCATCTTTAAAGAATCTAATATAGTTATGACCAAATTCTAGTATATATGCTTGCGTTTTAGAAAATACAAAAGGAATAAGTCTTGCCCCTGAGTTACTGCCTGTTTGAGTTTTAATAGGAGCTATATATCTTGTACCTGATCTTTTTTGAAGACCGCCGTGCATTAAAACCTGGAAATTATTTATTGAGGAAGCACCATTATAGTACTTCTCCATATCAATACGACCATTTAGCCTTGGACTAAGCTCTCCAGAAGTAAAGTTTGTAAGAATTGGTGATGATTCAGCCATGTCATTTTACGTCGTATATTTGTTCCATCTATAATCGCTTAATCTTGATCCAGAAGTTCTTGATTCTAACCAGAAATCAGAAACTAAACCGTCAGGAGTGCCCTCGGTTGCATCTGCTGATCTTGCTTCAGCTAATTTAGTATAGTATAGGTTATTCATTGCGTCTAAAGTTCTTAAATCTTGTAATAAAGGCATTGTTAAATTGCATGCTAGCTTTGCTGCTAATGTTTCTACTAATAGAGCATCATAGGTTGGTACATCAGTATTTCTAAATATATATGTACATTTAAAAGTGTCTTGATCACATAATAGTTTATCTTTTTCTATTTTATATTCAACAGTATCATCTTCTGGTTGATGAATCCTTATAAAATCTCCCGGTAATTGAAATTCTTTAGTAAAATAATATGCTGGAGTACTAGATAATAAAGATAATGAAGCTCTCTTTATACATGAGTTCCAAGGATGTAATCTAAATATAGAATCTCTTGTATCATCAAATAACTCGTTAGAAAAACGTGCAGCTTTAGTATCTTCTGTTAATGAAGTTATGAATTCTGCACCTAACAAGCCTAAAGCTCTATTTACAATATTTATTTTCGTATTCGCCATATTATTCCTTATACACTAAGGGGGCGCAATAGCTAACCCCCTTAGCTTGAGTTTATTAGTCTACTACATACATTATATAGCCTACTAGATCGTCTCCACTTGCCAAAGCCTGGTCTTGAGAAGTAGCTCTTAGTACAACTCCACCTTGACTTTCGAAAAGGTAAGTTCCACCAGTCGCAGCAGTGCCAGCACCAAAAGTTTGGTATCCAGCAGTGTCCACGTCTAAGCCATTTACAAGCCCGTCAGGATCTGCAGTAACTGCAGTTCCGTCTGTGTTAGTATAAGCGTCCCATCCTAAGTCTAATGTAGCTGAACCAGTAGTCCAATTTACATAAGCGCTTGAAGATGCTAGCAGAACTCTCACTTTACCTGCCGGTAAAGAGCAAAGAGCAACAGATGATGTTGCGTCTCCAGCTCCGTCTTGATTATGCGTAAAGTAAGCAATTCTTACTCTTCCGTGATAATCATGAACAGGATTTTGTGTTACGGGAGTCGACGTAGCGTTTGTATACTCTGTACTTTTTTGAGTTGTTACAGCCATGTTATTCTCCTATTATTCTGCACACTTGATTTCTAACACTTTGCCCTCTTCCATTCGAGTTGCCCCGAAAGAAGCTGAACAATATACTTGGGTAGAGTTTCTTTTGTCACGTCTAGGCCCAATATCAACATTGATATCTGCCCCAACAGCCATAAGAAGACCGCTCTTAGCATAAGCTATAACTCGTCTGTGACTTGATGCGTCAGTTGCAACTCTTTCAGTTCTTACAAAATTGAAGCCCATGAATGTACTAACTTCACCAGCAACTAAAGCTTTGATTGTATTAAAATCAGAGCTAGTTACTTCAGTAGTTTGTAACAGATCAGTGACTTGCTTAGAAGTTACAATAACAAATCTTGGATCTGAAGGATCAGTCTCATTCGCGTCCAATAATTGTTTTGCTTTTCTAAGTTTCGCAATTGTAAGGCCCGAGTTAGTCGCGCCTCCTGACTCAACATAGTTTACAGCGATTTGACTAGCTGCGTCATGTGGTACAGAAGTTCCACCAGTTTTACCTGATTTCGCTGAACCAAATGCTGCGCCGATGATTACATCATCCATTTTTCTGCCAAGTGCCCAAGCGGCGTTTTGCGCGTAAGGAGATGCTGGGTCGATAAGAAGTCTTATTCTATCAGTTCTATCGATCATGTCCGCCCAATCAAAATCTCTTAATGATATTTGTCTTCTATCATGTGGAGTTGAGATTAGAGGAGTATCAGAATGTCTAGAAGTTACCTCTACCGCATCAACAGATCCTATACGATCATAGTATTCAAACTCACTGTTTTGTGATTCAACACGTACAAATGGTCTAAGTTTTGAACCTTTTTGTTGTAAAAGGTGCTCAACATTAGCTCTATACTGTTGTACAAAAGCAGTTGTTATTTGTGTTGACATACTATTTGCCTCCGTTGTGTCATTTATTGTTAATCGAAAACGCTACCCAAGTATTTACCTTAGACATTTTCTCCCCTTGTTTACGTCTGTGGGTACTGTCGACGGATGGACCTTGCGGCTACCCATCATTATACACTATATAACTAGTATATAAATTCGTACATAATTATTTACGCCGGATTAATCGGAGTTTCATCAGGGTATGCTAATTTAAACAATGAATCCATTTTTTTCACTGCTTCAGCATGTCCTGGATTATCTCCAGATTGATAAGCCGACATAAATGTCTGATCCCTGTTATATCTAGCAATTTCTTGCTTAGCTTGATCAGGGGTCATTATGAAACCTCTATCTTGAACAGAGTCTGATCTACCTTCGGCTAATCCTTCGCCGATTTTAGCAAATAACTTAACCATCATAGGATTATTTCCCATTCCGGAGTTATCTAGCCATTCTTTAAGATCGCCATCTCCATAAGTATCTACTGCTCTAGAAGCTAGCTCAACTCGTTCATTATAAGCTTTTCCAAATTCTTTTTTAAGAGAATCTACCCATGCAGAAGTTTGCGCTGCAGTATTTTCTCCTTCAGAAGAAGATTTAGATTGAATATACTCATGATAGCCATCATATATTGCTTTAGCTTGGTTAGGATTTAATCCTGCCTTATAAGCTAACTCTTTATACTGAGTTTCAAAGCCCTCATCATATTCTAGCCCATCAGGTAACGCTGGTCTTTCACCAAAATCATATAGATTTGATGTTTCAGGTCTTCCTAATTGACTATGAAAGGCACTTATCTCTTCATCAGTAGCACCTTCTCCTGGTAAAGCTATTCTATTTTTACCTATTAGTTTTTGGCCATTTATATAACTTTTAGCCATAGCACCGACATCTTTAATGTCAGCAATTGAAGGGTCGTTTCGTACATCATCAGGAAGCCCAGATTTCCAATCTGCAGGTGCTTGTGTTGTTGCATCTGTAGCTGGAGCGTCCGAGCTACCCGTTAATACGGACCCAGTTTGTTGTTGATCACTCATTTATTGCCTCCTGGTTGATCATGTTTTTAAAGTCCTCAGGTTTCTTTCCTAGAAACTTGAGTATTGACACAACAATACGTCTCATACCTTCGTTATGAGCTGTACCGTGTGAATCACCTTGAACGTAAGTACTTTCAAAGATGAATCCTGTTTTACAAAGATGAGATAATACTATTTCGCCATCTTTTGTTTCAAAAACTTTTTTATAGTGCTCGTTTACTTTTTCTAAACTAAGCTGTTTGTTTTTAGACAATCTGTCCCTCTCTATTTGACTTATTAGCATCAGCTACATTTTTATTAGCTTCACTTTGCATTTTAGCTTCCTCAGCTTCTTGCATAGCTTGCATTTGTTCTTGTCTTTCTTGTCTTGTTTGTTCTACTTGCTCTTCAGTATTTAATATTTTTGCTGGAGCATCTAATAAATGATGGAAAAATCTAAATGTCTCATCAGTATTCATATTATCTAATAACTCAGGTTTAGATTGGAATAGTGGAGCCATACTTTCAAATAGTCTAGTAATAGTCATTAATTGACTAGATTTTTGAGCTCTAGCTAATGGAGAAGTATATGTAATCTTTAACTCTTGGCCTTGAATAGCAGAAGGAGGAAGAGGTAACATTTTCATTCTACTCATAATATTAAATACTCTATTAATTAATGGGCCAAGAAACTCTACTTGTAATCTGCCAATCATTGGTCCCATAAGTCTCATTTTTTCTTCTTGTCTAGCTACAACTTCTGTAGCAGTCATATTAGGTGAACCTTTTTGATCAGGCATTTGCATCCAATCTACATGGAACGCGGCTCTTATGTGTTCTCTTCTATTATTTAATAAATCAAATCCTATATCAGGTCTGCCTTTTGTTTCTAATGGCTCAATTCTATCCTGAGTTCCAGAACGATAGAAATTAAGACCACCTGGAACAGTTCTCACAGGTAATATAAATCCATCGTCAGGAACCAGTAAGGGAGGATCAGTTAGCTTTTGAGCAGCTTTAATAATTGTTTTCATCATTGCATTTACCATTTTAATATCAGGTAAAGATGTCATAGATGGCGATCTACCATATATTTCACCTGCAACTTTAGACCATCTAGGTACCATATAAGGAAACTCGTCAAAGCCTCCCTCTTCTAATAAAGTTTTTTCTTCAAGTAAAATATAACAAGACTTAAAAGCTTTTTTAGTAGGTTTTTTAATTGGCTCTCCATAACTTTCTGAAGGCTCAACTGCATGTATAACTTCAAATTCTCTGTATGGATCTTTTTGTGAAATCTTTATAATTTTTTCAGGTACAGCTTCTCCAAATCTTTCTATTAGCTGTCTACCTGTTCTTTTATATTTTCTATATAATGTATCTACAAAGCCTTGATCATTTTCTTGTATAAAACAATCAGCTAAGTGAAAAGTTCTAAATGTAATACCAGCTCCTGGAGTATCTTGTACCATCATAACAGCAGTACCAAATGAACCTAAATCTAAATATAATTCATGTGCTTGTGAATTAAAATTACTATCAGGTATATTAAATACTCTATCATATAATATGTTAGTACAAAGATTCAGCCATTCTTTAACATTGTGTTGTTCATTAATAGCATCATCATAAGTTGATAAACTAAACCATCGTTGAGATGGAGAAGTTAAAAACCCTTGTAAGCCACTTGCTAAG